AAACATTGCAACTTGATGAAGATAAGACTCATTCCATAAACCCCTAACTAATATAACTCTCTCACTTTCTATGTACGGTGCTGTAGTTCTAGCGCGTTCTATCTTTGAAACGCTTACAAAGTTACTTTTAATCTCTGCTATATTTAGTTTAGTTTGAGATTGTATTAATTGTTTTATACTTTTACCTGATGCTTTAGGCTCTACATAAATCATTTTTACCTTTATCCCTAATGCGCTAATGTGAGCAGGGATGAACTTAATTAGTTCGGGCATTTCTAAGTACTTGTCAATACTTGAATAAATAACATAGTTTTTACCTATCTTAGCACCTATTTGTATGCCTGTAGGGTCATTCTTAGTATCTTTTGTATAAGCACCATCAATAAACATTTCCCATTCAATAGCTGGCGGTAATTCTTTTTTATCTATTATCTTAAACCATTCCTTTTTCCATTCCCCGCCTTCTTCTGGTGCGGGTATCTGCATGTATTGACCTGCGAAGTTGTACCTACTAGCTTGTCTAATTTGCTCTAATTCTTTAAAAGTATGCTTTTGCTCCCATAATGGTTTATTATCTTTGTCTAATGCAGGTAAGCATAAATGCTCCCATTCTTCACCGCTTCCACCATCCAAAAGAAAACCACTCATATCATCTTCATGCAGTCTTTGCATAATAACTATTATAGGCGTTTTTCTGTCGTTTACACGCGATCTTATAGTTCCGTTATACCTTTCATTAATAGCTTTTCTTTTAGTTTCGCTATAGGCATCATCTGGCTTTAAAGGGTCATCTATAATAATTGCACCGCTAAATATTTCGCTATCTGTAACCCCCGCACCAAACCCTGTTATCGCCCCACCTGATGCAGTAGCGTAAACACCGCCCCCAAAGTTATTATACCATTTCTTTTTACCTTTGGAGTCTTTTTTAAGCTCCATATCCCATAATGATTGGAAACTATCACTCTCAATATATTCTTTTGTCTGGCTGCTATTGTCTAATGCTAAATCATCTGAATAACTAAGATGAATAAATTTTGATTGAGGATTAATTGCTAAACCGTAAGCGATAAACATCTTTACTGCTAACTCCGTTTTTCCGTATCTAAGTTACGGGGGGACGTTAATAATGAGCCTCTTGGTCTTACCATTTATAACGTCCATTAATTTATTAGCGATTAATATAAAATGAGGTGCAACTGTAAAAGTGCGCCTGTGATTTTCTTTATATATGTATCTTGTGAAGTTAAGTAAATGCTTTTCAGACCATATTTTTATATAATTATGCTTATTAGTAAGCTTCATTAACTTCTTTCTTTATGCGCTTTATTTCAGCTTCAGACAACTCTTCTTCTTTGTAATTTATATTTTCTTGAACAACCATCTGCTTAGGCATTCCAAACATATAATTAAAATAAAGCTTAACCGCCCAATCTTTTCTTTCTGCTAGAGCTTCCGTTAAAGCACTAAAAGCAATGTCGTTTAAAGGCGTTAATTTCTCAATTAACCCCTGTTCTTCCGCTTTACTTTTACGTCCTCCGTTAGTTTTATGCCCTCCGTTGTTCTTTCTATTGTCCATCAATTAATATAATTTAATTATTTAATTTGTATTTTGCATAATCTACCGCTATATATAAATTGCATAAACCTGTAAAGTTTTACTTTCTCCATTGCAATAAACGATTATAATAACCATAATTATAAATTGGATTCAGTATAAAAAAGTAAGGCTATTTTAATTTATCTAACCACTTAAAATAAGTTATTCTATGCTTTTTGTGTTTTTCTATAGCAATATCTAACTCTATTTCTTTACTGCTAAAATCACTTTTATTTAATATTGCTCTTGCTTTTATATAATCATAAAAATCTAATTTATTTATAACTTCTATCATTGACTTTATTTTTGATAATTTAAATTAAGATAATAAATTTCTCCTATATATTCATAATAGCTTATATTATTTTCTATACATTTTTTTTCTGCAATTTCATTCATAATGTTTAGTTAAAACAAATATACAAAATTTATAATTTAAAAATTAGCCTTAGTAATTCAAATAGTATCTCCATAACTCCCCACATAATAGCCATGCAAAAGAAACCTAATATTAAAGTTCCAATTAAAAAATCTGCATTGCTCATTGTCTCTGATAATTTTTTTAACTTTTTCATGATTTTATCCTTTAGGGTTGCAATTAATTCCGCCAAATAAATATTTAGATATTGTGTCGTATATTTTTTCTATTAATTTTTTATGCTTAAATTCTTTATCGTGAAAATTAGACCAATAATAATTTTCTTCTTTTGTACCTCCCCATGGAAAAGCATGAAATATATTATCTGTTTTTTTATCCCAGTTTTTACTGGCATTTATTTGATAAAATAATGCTTTTTCTTTTACTTTTTTTGGTAGTTCTGATATTTTCATAACTTATTTATTATTTAATTGATATTTTTTAACTTGCTCGTTTAGCCACTTCATACAATCTTTGTAGATATCAAAAGGAACTTTTTTTTGCAAAGACTTTTGATTATATTCTATTTTTTTTCTACCTGCTTTTTTATTTTTTGCCATATTATTTTTTTAAAATTCTCTATTAACTATAATGCAATTTTCAAACTTTTCTGGATTATTACTAATAACAGTTTTCCAAATAAATTTTATCTTCTAATTCTATATCCCAACTTGCAGAGTAAAATCTCATTTCATTAGTGTAAAATGTTTCGTCAGTTTTTCTGTTTAAAATGTAAAATGTTGAAGTTTTCATAATTTATATTTTTTTGTCTTTAGATTTATTGCTGTTTTAAATATACAACTAACTTTAATTAAAAAAATACTTTTATTAAAAACATTATGATTTATTTAACATTTGCATTTAAGTATCTTTCGGTAAATTTCATTTACTCTTTCGCTGTTGTTACCTCGTCTATGCAAATGATTCATAATTCTCACTATCCTTTGTAAATTTGTTTTTACTTTCATAATTTTATTGGATTAAAATATTGTTTTAAAAAATTAATTAAACTCTCTTCATTTTCTACATAAAACACATTGCCTGATATTAGCAAAGAAATTTCATCTTCTGAATCTTCCCAATATCCATCTATAGAATCTAATTTAACTATTAATTCTATAAACTTACCAGACATTCCTAGCGGGTCATTATCCTCTTCTAACCAAAATTGTACTTTTATTGAATAAGGAGTTATCATTTGCTATACATTTTAAATTTTAAATTATATTCCATTTTTTTTGATATTAATTCTTCTTTACTAAACTTGTAATTTCTTGTGTCATTAGCTAAATTTTCAATATTATTAGCATATTCTAAGCCATACCTTTCAATTAATCCAAGTCTATAATTAAGTTCATTGCCGTTTAGATATCTATTGCATTTACGACATTGGCTGTGACAATTTCTTTCGTTAAATATTACACCGCTGTAAATTTCTGCCTTTTTAAAATGACCACCATCCATTTCAGTTGTAATTTTACCACAAGATATGCAGGGATTGTCTTTATCTCTTAACCTTATCCACTTTTGAAATGATTTCTTTGCTTCTGCTTCATATTGACCCAAAGTTTTTAATTTCTCTTTTAATAATTTCTTTTCCGCATTCCAATATCTAGTATCATTTAGTTTTTTTAACTCTTTAGCGTGAATTATAGCGCATTTATAAGCGCAACAACATTGAGCAAATTGCTTAGGCTGAAAATTTTGTTTACAAACTTTACATTTTTTTAGTTTCATTTTTTTATTTTAAATTTTAACAAAGTATAAGCGCAATTAAAACTGCGCTTATACGGCTGTTAGCAGTAATGTTACCTCATAACGTGATTAGGGTAATCAATACAATATTCAAAATCTTCAATGCACCAAATACCATCATCCCCATCAAGCCAAAAGGCTCTTAAACTTACGAAATTTTCTAAATCGGATGTTATTGTTTTTTCTTTTCCAGAATTAAAAAAGTATAATATTGGATTATTAAAAATTTTAACTTTCATTCATATTTGAAGAAAAACAATACTGCTAAAACTCGTTTGCAAGCATTTAGGGTCTTGTGGTTCATTCATATTTTCGTTTCGCATAATATTTTGTTTAAAATTGATAATATTTAGTTTTTTTAATAAAATTGTTGAGTTTTTGTTAGAAACTTGCTGTTTTTTTTATTTTATTTATTAATTCTAATTGTTCTTGGCTTACATATTCATCTAATACATAAGGTAACCAATCACTATTAACACCCACTGCAAATGTATCGAATTTTTTTCCCCTACCACTTTTACAAGTTACTTCTGAATGATTGCCTACATCTTTAATAATAACTACAGATTCGCATTTTTGAGCCAATATAGTACCAAAATGACCTCTACCCTTATCGCTGTTTGGGTTTACGTGTAAAATACCTGTTATGTGAGCCTTGCTTATGCTGCTCCATTTCATTAACTTCTGCGTAAACTCGCTACTTTCTATTTGATTGTTAAAATCATTTATACAATCTACAAAACCATCTATGCAAACCAAACCTAGTTTATCTTTATATTCTGATTCCATAAATAGCCACTCAATTAACTGCGATCTTTCATTAGGTGTCTTTTCTCTTAGTCCTAAAGCTAAATAGTTAAGAGGAATGTGTCCAACCATTTTAGGAACTCTACTAGCTACCATCCAATTATCATAAGCACCTTGTTCAGTATCTAAATCAATTAT